CAGCACCCATCAGTACCCGGTTCTGCGCAATCTCCTGCCATGTACCGCCGAACAGTGCGGCAGGGCTTGTACGTGCGGTGCTCTGGTAGATGCTGCCCACGGGAAAAGGATCCACGCTTTTCAAGCTTTTCAACAGCGCATCCACCTCGGCGCGGGTATAAAAGCTGCCACCCCTCATGGATTCGATCACGGCCTTCCACTGCTGCACCAGCGTGCCGGTGGGGATGCCTTGCACACCATCCCGCATCACGCCGCAGACGGTCTCATCTGCGCGCGTGTCGTAGATGTCGGCGACAGTAACGGCGGTGGAGCCTGCAGGGCGCTTGATCTCGGCAAGGCAGAGGTCGTAGATCAGCTCGGTGCGGGTGATGGCCGGAGCAGCAGGCCCGGCAGAATTCGGGACACCTTCCAGCACCTGCAGGCGGGTCTTTTTGGCGGCGGCATCGTAGCGCAGAACCACACGGTCAATGCGGCTGCGCACAGGGTCCGCTGCGGTGAGCACCACGGTGGTGGGTTGCTCCATGATGATGCTGCGGCCCTTGAACCGTGCCGGGCGCACCCATGCCTGACCGGCGCTCACCTGCACGCTCAGGCCGCCCTGTGCTGTGACAGCAAAATCCTCCTCAGCGCTGTATACGCCGCTCAGGCGGGTGGCGAGGTAACCCGAAGCGTCGTCGGCATCGTAGGTAATGCCGTTTTCGGGGTAAGTAATGATATCAGCCATAAAGTCCTCCTAAGTCTTGTGCCAGCTGGGCGTACCCAGCCGGATGGTGCGGGTAGTGCCGCTGTCCTCGCTCTGGGTGATGATGTCGGCCACGCGCACCATGGCAGTGTAGCCCAGCTGGGGCAGGCTGGCGCTCAACACGTCGCCCACCTGCAGGGTATCATCGTCCACGTCAAACTCGATGCTTCCGGTGCGCAGCTGGGCCAGAAGCTTTTCGCCGCCCCGGTCAGCCAGCTTTGCCAGATAGCTCTGGCTGGTGCTGGTCTCGTTTTTGTCCTCGTCCGGCTTGATGTCCCGGGCATCGATGTACATTTCCCGCCGGTCGGAGCCAGTGGCGTTTACATCGCCCACCCAGACGGTGGCGCGCTCGTTACCTTCGCCAGCGCCCTGCACAAGGGCCACGTTGGCGTAATCGGTATCGGAAAAGCTCCACCCGGAATTCAGCAGATTGCCCCACTTGGGACTGTAGCGGCGGTTTGGGTCGAAGGTGGGGCGGAAGCACTCGAAGAGCAGGCGCTTGCTGCTGCCCTTGCCGTCCAGCACGATGCGGAACCCCAGATCACAGGCCTGCCCGATGGTCTGGCAGTAGTCGAACACTGTGCCGCCGGAGGTCTGTTTTTCAAAGGTGGTGTCAAAGCCGTACTCGGTGCCCAGCTCAAGGCGGGGCCACGGCTTTGCGGCGCTCACAAGGCTGCGCATGGCGGATTCCGCGTTCTGGTTCTTCACCGTCACAGCAGAGACGCGTTTTGTCAGTAGCCATGTTGCCGGGTAGCCGGACACCACAAGGTTCGCGTCCTCGTTCTGGTTGGCGCGGGCGCAGATGCGCATGGGGATGCGGGGGTTCTCGTCGCTGCGCACCAGCCACCGGCCCTCCTGCAAAAGCTGCAGGTTCTCGGCGGTGGGGCGCACCTCAAGCGTGAAGCTGCCCTCAGAGTAATAGGGGCTGTCCCAGTAGAAGGACACCCACACGTCCACCCAGCCCACGCGGGCAAGGGTGTCTGCGTCCAAAACGTCTATTCTCATAACGGTTCGGGCAGGATGCCCGCCTCCATCGGGTAAAAGCTGACGGATGCCTGCAGGTAGCCGGAGCCGTTCTCGGCCTGCATACTCAGCATGTTATCGCCGGGCTGCAGCTCGGTGAGGGTGCTGTCCTCGTCCAGCTTAGCAAAGATGTTCTCGGTCACGCCTGCCCGGGTCAGGGTGCAGGCCAGCCGGTCAGAGGTGCTGCGGTAGATCTCCAGTGTCTCGTCCGGCTGCAGGGTCAGGTCAAAGCCGATGAAGGCCCCGGTCTGCAGATCCACCACCTTGGGATGCGTCACCGGCATGTCGCACCGCAGGGTGGCCGTGAAGGGCACCGGAAGGCTGCCCTCGTTGCGCAGCACTGCCGCCGTGCCGTCCCGCTTGATGCCGTAGATGTGGCGGTCATAGCAGACGGGGAACCGGAACGCCTTTTCGTACCCGCCCAGCACGCTGCTGACGGCGTTGAGGTCATACCAGAAGGGCTTTTCGCTGTAGAGCATGAGCGAACAGCGCGGCTTCGGCGTGTAGCTGGAAAAGTATGGCGTTTTCTGCAGCACGAACCGGGTGAAATAGTGGTCGCCAAAGTACAGGGTGCCCTTGGTGAAGTAGTGCAGCTTTTTGCTGAAATCCCGGGCATTGTCCAGCGCATACGCGCCCCAGAACACCACATCGAGGGTGCGGGACATGCCGGAGACGCTCTGACCCTCCACGGTGTCGCCCACCTGATTGACACCCTGCGCGGTTTTCAAGTCCACGTCGATGCCGTTCAGCGGGTCGAGAAAGTAAGGTGTATCGTAGTCCCAGCCCAGATGCAGGACGGCACCGGCATCTGTCACGATCTTGAGATGATCCTTAAAAAGCACAGTGTCCTCCTTTCATCGCTTGCGGGCCTTGGCCTTGTCGGCTTCCCAGCGGGCTTCCCGCTGGAGGTCTGCCGCCGTCTGGGCCTTGCTGTAAATGTTCTGAGTGATGTTGGTATCGCCCTCGCGGTGGTAGCTGTTGGCAGCAGACACCACCTGTGCGGTGCCGGACGCGGCCACGGTGCTGCCCAGACGCATGTTGTCGGAAAGCACCAGCGCCCCCGCCTGCCGGATCATGTCGGCAAGGGCAGAGTTGGTCTTTTCCAGCGCCTTGGTGTTGGCGTTGATGGCATCTTCCAGACTGCCG